TCTACACCCTAGAGTTCGTCGGCAGCGTCAGATGTGTATAAGAGACAGTAATAGCAGATTGCACAAAATTTTCTTCCCCAACACCCCAATCTTTGTGCAAAATGTCAATAGACACAAAATATAGTACCCACGCCCCTTAGGGTAGGGGAGTGGGGCAATTTTTGCAATGTTTATAGCAACATATACAATATAACGTATGGTATACTATATAAAGAAAGGGGCACACCGATGACTCCTTTAATACTTACGCTGACCTGTATAGGGCCATGCTATAGAACTCGGAATTGTATGCGAAGGAGGTGATACAGGTGCAAGAAGTCATCATTAAAATTACTGTAACCGATGCTAATATCACTCTTGACGGTACAAATCTCACTGATTTAACAGATTATGATATTATCAGCAGTATTAAAGTGCTTGTCAGTCTGGCAAAGATTTTAGGCCTGTGGTAGGAAGGAGTCTACAATGCAAATGCGTAAATTCATCATCGAGATACACCCCGACGGCACTTTGACGTGCTGCGAGTACGAGGCCCCCGAGGACACAATCCGAGCCTCAAATGATAGCTCATGGCTGGCCGGGTATCGGCAAGCACTCAAGCACTGCGCCGAGCAAGTCGTAACGCTCGAAGGCATTAAAGGCCACAGTGCAGCGGCAAGTTTAATGTATCAGGGCGCAGCCCTTGTACGGGATGGGGCCGCAAAAATGTATCAGAAGTATTGTAACGATGCTGCTGGCGATTCCCGACGCAAGTGCCCCGACGAGGGGTGCTGCTGTGATTATGGAAGTTCGTGCTGTAATATGAAAGGTGGTAACATAGATCATCCCGGAGGATGCAAAAAACTGTAAGTCGAAACGGCCTCCGGGCCGTCTACCGGGACCGCCCGCCCGGTATTGATGAGACAGGGCACATACTGAAAGGAGTTTGTATTATGTCCGAAACGATGATGAAGGCCGAAAACAATGGTGCTATGATGGTGTCCGATGTGATGAATACCGGTGTCGGGTACACCGATATGAATCTTTCTGACCGCTCTGCCGCGGTCGCATTCTACAATGCAACCAGCAACCCCGCCAACAAGCTGAAGGAGCACGTCAATGAGGTTCTGTCGCTGGTTCATGTTTCGGTGGAGTGCGTTGAGGTCAGTAAGGACGACGCTCCCGAGGGCAAAACGATTGCCCCGCGTGTCGTCCTCATTACCGAGGAGGGGAAGTCCTACGCCTGTGTGTCCGTTGGCGTGTACCAGTCTCTGAAACGTATGTTTACGCTGCTCGGCACCCCTGACACGTGGACGGAGCCGGTGAAGATCAAACCTGTGCTTATAAGCACCAAAAAAGGACAGGTATTGTCTTTGAATCTGGTTTGATCTAACCTTTGGCCGCCGCACATGCGGCGGCCTTATTTATTATAGGAGGCCCCATGAAAAGTAAAGATAACAGAGTATCCTTGCTGAATTGCGACGACTCCATGATATATCTTGCATCTGCCATTGTATACAGTGGAGTCACTAACAAAGATGTCGATTTTTTCCGTTCTGAATGGGCCAAAATTATTTTTAATGGCCTCGGCATTGAAGCAGACCCCCTCCACTGGTATTATATGATTATGAATAGAAAGGAGCAGATGAAGCATGGCATCAGGCGCCGCTAAAGCAAGCGCAACCCTTAAATACAGCTCCGAGCTGTATACCCCTTATGCCTTGGAATCCTGGCCTGATAATCAGATGCGCAAAGAGTATACCCGATTGCGTGACATTGCGCAGAAACGTATTAAGCGCCTATCAAAAGACCCCATAAGCGGCACAAGCGATGTTTATAAAGAATTTGCCGGAGGTTTCCCCACACTAAAATCTATGCGGGGAGACCGAAAAGCGTTGGAGCAGGCCCTTGCGGATGCAGCGCGTTTTGTGCGCTCCAAAGGCTCCACCGTTGGCGGTGCGCGTGCCGAATTCGAACAAAAAATGAAGGTTGGGGGCATTGACATTGCGGACGTTCCCGAAGATCAATACATGGCCCTGTCTGAATGGTGGGAGATCGTGAAGGCGTCGGGCGTATATTACTATCCGTCAGATCAGCCGGTCATGTACTGGCGCGAGAAAGGCGGCTACAACGTCAGTATTGACGATTTTGTAAAGTGGCAGCAAGGTGAGGTAGACTATGGCGAAGAGTGGGACTATAGCGACGACAGCAGCTCCGCCGACCTGCGCGGAGGTTTTGGCGGAGGCTTGTAATTACAATCCGGTCCCCTGGCTCATGGAGCACTTGGACAGGAAGCACACCAAAGGCAAAAAGCGCAAAACGTACAAGAAGCGTTTGTATGTTGATATGCCGGGTGCGTTTGATATTGAGACCAGCCGAGTGTGTGTTGACGCCGACGACAACCCCCACACCATTATGTATATATGGCAATGTCAACTAGGTTTGGATATTACCATTATCGGCAGGACGTGGGACGAGTGGTTGAACTTTACGGGGGCGATCAGCGATTATTTACAGGCGAACAGCGGCCCTCAAGGTAACTGGTTTTTGTGTATGTATGTCCATAATCTGGCCCATGAATTTCAATACTTATCGGGTGTTCTGGATTTTGGCCCGGGCGATGTGTTTGCCAGCAAGCCCCGCCGGGTCTTAAAATGTGACAACCGCGCTATTGAATACCGATGCAGTATGCGTCACAGCAACTTGTCCCTTGATGCTTGGGGCAAGCAGCTGGGTGCTCCTCATGCCAAATTGACCGGCACACTCGATTACTCAAAGGTACGGTATCCGTGGACTCCCCTGACATCTACAGAATTAGCGTACTGTATCAATGATGTCCGGTGTATTGTGGAGTGCTTGTTAATTGAGATGAAGCGAGACGGCGACGACCTCTACACGTTACCATTAACGCGCACCGGGTACGTCAGACGAATGGCCCGTGAAGCTATGTATGAATGGGGCATTGAAAAGGTCAAGCGCCTACTGCCATCATGGGACCTATATCAGATGTTGCGGGAAGCCTTCCGAGGTGGCGACACCCACGCCAATCGGTATTATGTTGGGCTCCATCTGGAAAACGTTGGGTCCGTGGATATGTCGAGTGCGTACCCCGCTGTGCAATGTGAATGTTACTTTCCGATGACTCCATTTAGGCAGGAACCGGCCACCGTCGGGCGGCTGATGCAATGTATGAGACACGGCAAGGCGTGTTTGATGCGCTTGCAAGTGAAAGGTTTGCGTCAGCGCTTCAAGTGGTGGGGGTTTCCCTATATCCCCCTTGCGAAGGTCCGGCACTGTGAAGGATACATTAACGACAATGGTCGTCTGCTGTCTGCTGAACATTTCGAGATCACCATAACAGATATAGATTTTCGAATCATTGCCAAAGAATATGATTGGGATGCCCTTAACGTTCTGGACCTTTACACGTCCGATTATGGCAAATTGCCTAAACCGTTGACAGATTGCGTCAAAGAATCCTACACCGGCAAAACATCCCTTAAAGGTGTAGCCGGTCAAGATTTGTATTATGTTAAGGCCAAGGGCGATCTTAACAGCTATTACGGTATGACAGCGCAAGACCCCTTGCAGCTGGACACACTTTTTGACGAGGACGACCCCGACAATCTTTGGAGCGAATGCACCGACGACCCAGAGGGCAGTTATAACGACCATCGCCCCCACTTGTTCCTGCCGTACCAATGGGGCGTATGGACCACGGCCCACACGCGCAAGCGCCTAAAAATAGCGCAATGGGCCGCGGGCAAGAATGGCGTGTACTGCGATACCGACAGTGTCAAATATATGGGCAATATTGATTTGTCGGACTTTAACAAAGCAGTGAAACAGCTCGCAAAAGATAATGGCGCTTGCGCTGCAGACCCAAAAGGCAATACTCATTATATGGGCGTCTATGAGCAGGAGCGCAGCTATGCGGAGTTTATGACATGGGGCGCCAAAAAATATGCGACTACCTATAAAAAAGGTGGGCTTATTACTACCACAATTGCAGGAGTCAGTAAACGCAAGGGCGGTTTAGAACTGTCTTTGTGGGGCGGATTTAAGGTATTCAAGCCGGGGTTTACGTTCTGCCTTGCCGCTGGAAATCAGGTTATTTATAATGACCGGCCCAATGTGCCGGATTTTGTGGTTGACGGGCATACGGTACACATAACAAGAAATCTGTGTATTTGTGATAATACCTATACGTTGGGTATTACTGACGAATACGCAAAGATATTAGGGTACAAGATTATGGAGGTTGTCTGATGATTAAACTGTACACAGATGAAGGTTGGCCAAACTTTTCTGAAAAGGACGGCATTTTGTCAACCGGGGCATCTATTATTTTTATATGGGGAGGACGCGGCACCGGCAAGACCTACGGAGCATTAAAGCACGTACACCAGACCGAGGAGGAATTTCTGTATTTGCGCCGCACGCCGCAGCAAGCGGAACTTATTTGCGCATCTCCCAGTATGTGGCCGTGGTCTGCGTTGAATGATGATTTACATACACATTACGCCCCGTTTAAACTACCTAAAATAGCGGGACTATATGAAGTAGGCAACGCGGGGGCCTACACTGATGCAGGTACGCCCATAAAACCGGCGCAGATGGCCGGAGTCGTGGGAAGTGTTGTGACGCTGGCTCGGACCCGTGGTTTTTCAAGTCCTCACACTAAAATCGTCATTCTGGACGAATACCAGAAAGAAGAATCCGACTACTACCGACGCGGTGAGGGCGTGGGCCTTGCCAACATATATGAAACGGTCAACCGTAACCGAGAACTTCAAGGACAAAAGCCCTTGACGCTGTTGTGTATGTCAAACGCCGTCGGCATGGCAAACCCCTATTATATGCAATGGGATATTACCGATACCATAGAAAAGATGATCGGGAAGAAAGAGCGCGTGAAGCTGTTGGCCGATAAAGGCATTTTGCTGATTGATCTTGTGGACAGCCCCATTGCAAAGGAGAAAGCAAATACGGCCCTCTATAGGTCCATGACCGGCACCGACTTTTATAGGTCAGCGATTGAAAACCAGTACAGTGCAGAAGAAAAGAGTTTGGTTGTGTCTCGGCCCTTGCGTGAATACTACCCGCTTGTCCAAATTGGCCGGTGCTGCATCTACGAGCACAAGAGTAAAACGCTATACTACGTCTGTCGTCACAGATCGGGAGAGATGCCCATTTATGGCACCGGCGACTATGAACGGAAACGGTTCAGGGCGGCGTATGGGTACATTTGGCCCGCATACTTGCAGCGGCAACTAGAATTTGAGCGGTACTCGGATGAAATTTTCTTCCGTGAGTATTGCGGTACTTGACTTTTCACACAGTTAATATATAATAAAGATAATCCCCGGTGCCCACAGGCAACCCCCAGAAGGGGTGGGCAAGCGTCAGCCAGCGCGAGAACCGGGGATTTATTTGTATCTGTAAGGAGGTGCATAAAATGGATGCTAATACTGTAATTCAGGCTATTTCTAACGTTGGTTTCCCCATTGCCGCGTTTTTGCTGATGTGGTATCAGTGCAATACCGTGGTCAAGGAGAATACCGCGGCTATTACCGAAATGCGTCTCGCTCTGGACGATATTAAGAAGGAGAGCTAACTTATGGGGTGCTATATTATTTTTGCCCAGTCGATCACAAACGAACGCGCGTTCCTGCTGGCTGATTTGTGCGCTCGTTTGAGTATCGGCTATTATAGCGACTGGGCAGACGTTGCTCACACGCGGCAGTGTTGCGCGGTGGGCCCCGTAACCAAAGGAGACGCAGACCAAGTCGTTAAATGCTTGGCGCATGACACATACGTTGTAATGGAGGCGACCAAAGTTGAAAATCAGTGAAAGAGTGGTCCTCGCTATGGCCGGATACACCAAAGCAGAGATCGAAGCAATGGAGAAGCCGCAGCCCGCGCCGCAGCCCGCGCCGCAGCCCGCGCCGCAGCCCGTACCGCAGCCCGCGCCGCAGCCCGTACCGCAGCCCGCGCCGCAGCCCGCGCCGCAGCCCGCGCCGCAGACCGCGGCGCCGCAGTACGACGGCCTTGAGACCCTGCTGCAGCAGCTTTTGCAGGGTCAGCAGACTACCGCGCAAGCAATGCAGACCATGACACAGACGTTGCAAGCGAACGCGCTGGGCCTTGGCATCCAGCAGCAGCCGACGGCAGATGCTGCCACTGTGACGGCCCGAATTATCGACCCGACCTATGGAACGGAGGTAAAGTAATATGCCACTTGGTATGGATTTTGCGGATATTGCCGCCATTTTGGCGGAGATCAACAAAATGGCCACGGGCCAGAAAACTGCGTCCCCCATCGTGGACACGTCCAGTTTCGTTTCGGTGGCGCAGGCCACGCTTCTGACCGGCCCCGACAATTACACCAAGGCGATCAGTCAGGTGCTTGGCCGCACCATCTTTGCCGTGCGTCCCTACGACGCCCCGCTCAAGCGCTTGCAGGTCACGGGCGACGACTGGTCGAACCATGTGCGGAAGATCAATTTCTGCGACACTGCCCCCGTCACTGACAGGGCGTGGGTGCTGCAAAACGGCCAGAGCGTGGATATGTACGAAGTCCACAAGCCTAAAGTCCTTCAGACAAACTACTATGGCCAGACCAACTACAGCCGCGTGTACACCCAGGCAGACACCCAGATGGAAGCGGCATTCAAGGGCCCCGAGGAACTGGCGCAGTTCTGGTCCTCCTTCGTGCTGCACCTGTCGAACCAGATCGAGGCCGACCGGCGCAACCTCGCAAACAACCTGATGGCAAACCACCTGACCGGCATGACGGTGACCAGCCCGAGCAGCGTTGTTTATCTGCTCGATGAGTACAACACCCAGCAGGGCACTAAACTGACGGTGCCGGACGTCTACAAAGAAGCTAACTTCCCGGGTTTTGCAAAGTACGCCTATGGCCGTATTAACGACATTTCCCGCCTGATGAAAGAGCGCTCCATCAAATGGCACCAGACCTGGACGATCGACGGCACGACGTACAGCATCATGCGCCACACGCCGTATGATCGTCAGCACCTTTACCTGTACAGTGGTACGCAGAGCCAGATCGATGCCCGCGTGATTCCCGAGGTGTTCCATGACAATATGCTGAAATACCGCGACGCCGAACAGGTCACGTTCTGGCAAAACATCGACAATCGCGAGACCATCTCTGCAACACCTGTTGTGACCACTAGCACCGGTAATGCATCCAAGCATGCCGCGGTACAGCTGTCCAATGTGTTTGGGTGTCTGCTGGACTGGGATGCAATCGGCTACACTCCGAAGCTGTCCCGCGTCGTCCCGACCCCCATGAACGCCCGCGGCCTGTATACGAATTTCTGGTATCACTACGGGTGGTCTTGGTATGACGACTTCACCGAGAACGCCGTACTGTTCCTGATGACCTCCGGCGATGTTGCCGCCCCGAGCTCTTCCAACGCGGCAAAAGCCTCCACCCTTGAAACCACCACCCATAAGGACGCCGACCCCTCTAAGTCCTGACCAATACCGGCGGGCAATGCCCGCCGGTTATTTTATAGGAGGCGCGTTATGCAAGCAACATTTTACCAATTCACAAAGCGCACCAACAGCACAAAGCGGCCTGACGGTGGGCAGGAGTTTGGAATTGACCTTAAAGCCCCCTGTAACATCATCGACCCCGAGATCAAGATTGCAACACAGAGCGACCCCACCGGGTACAATTATTGTCACCTCCCCACATTCAGCCGGTACTACTGGGTGAAGAACTGGACATATTCTGACGGTATCTGGAATGCCTCTCTGACCGTTGACACGCTTGCAAGCTATCGCGACCAGATCGGCAATTCCACTGAATATGTTGTGAGGTCTTCCGCCAAGTATGACCCTAAAATCGTAGATAATTTGTACCCGACCAAAGCAACGCTTACCACGAGAACCCTCTATGCAAATTCGACGCCCTTCACGGATAACCCGGAAAGTGGCAGTCAAGGATTTTTCGTTGTGGTGGTCAATGCTCCCGGGTATGTATCTTTTGGCGGCGCCATTTATCTTGCAATGAGCGGAACCACATTTCAAAAGCTGATGGCGGCTCTTTTGCAAAATACTGATTATTTGAATATCAGCGCAGACGAAATCAGCAGCAACTTGACTAAAGCGCTTTTCAATCCTATTCAGTATATTTCGAAGGCGTTTTGGTTGCCCTGCGGCAATACGGCAATCGGTACCCCCATCAATAATATTCCCGTCGGGTGGTGGAAAATGCAAAATATCGGCAACGCCTACGTCATCCAGAACAATAATGATAAGAACGTTTTTACGTTCAGCATCTCCACCCCGCATCATCCGCAGCACATTACAAGGGGCGTCTACACAGACGGAGCGCCCTATTCCGAGTACACGTTATATTGTCCTCCCTTTGGGGAAATTAAATTAAATGCAAACCTATTTGTGCTGCAAAGCACGTTGTATTGTAGATTAACTGTTGATTACCGCACAGGTGACGCAATACTGGACTTGTCATTTAATAAAGATTTTAACACTATCTTTTTCTCTACGTCCGGTAACGTCTCGGTACCTGTGCAGCTGGCGCAGATCGCTGCCAATGTAAATGAATTGGCAAGTTTGGGCGGACTGGTTCAAACCGCCGTCGGTGCTATTGCCGGCGGTATTGAATCCTTTTTTGGCGGGGGCGATATTACTAACGGCATTGCATCCGGTGCCCAGCAGATGACCGTTGCAAGTCAATCTAAAGGCGGAGGGGCCAGCGTCGCCAAATATGGCATCACCCCATATTTGACAGGGGCGTTTTATGATCTGGTGGACGACAACAACGAGCACCACGGCAGACCCCTTTGCCAGCGCGTACAGCTGTTCAGTGTCCCGGGGTTTATCATGGTTGACGACCCCGACATTGCGTTACCAGCGACAGCCGCCGAGATTGACAGCGTTAAAAGTTATATGAAAAACGGATTCTTTTTAGAGTAGGAGGCATAAACAATGGCAGTGTACAAACAGTGTATTACTGACGTGTCGCCGATCAGAGTCACCGCCGGTTATCCGGCGTACTCTGACGGCAGTCCCCACCGGGGCATTGACACGGTGCACGGCAATCATAAAGCCTATGCGCCCGAGGCGGGCGTTGTGGTTGTGGCCCAGCACTGGAATGGCAGCACCTCGGGCGATCAGTCATGGGGCAATATGATTAAAGTGCGTATGACCGACGGCACGACATGGCGGGCCGCGCACTTTGCCACCCAGATTTGGAACGTGGGCGACACCATTTCCAAGGGGCAGTTTATCGGCACACAGGGCGAGACCGGCAACGCGACGGGCATACACACACACTGGGAGTATGCCGATGCCGCTGGAAACCTGAGGGACCCGTCCAGCATTATCAAAATCCCGAATCAAGTAGGCACATGGAATGTAGAGTGGGACTCGGGCGGAGGCCCTGACCCGGGACCTGACCCGGGACCTGGCCCGTGGCCTACTGGCAGATTGCCGGTATGGTTGCTGTTTAAGATGGCAAAGGGAGGTCGTCTGTTGTGAGTGCTCCCTATAGTTACGAGCAAATCAATGCTCATGTGTCGCCGGTGACTCCCTCCGTGATGCACACCAAGGGTAACAGCTTATCCTATTATTTCCGCAAATATCTGTTCCTTGAAGCGGTGTCTATGGTACGATGGACGCTCCCCGACACCTGGCCCAGTAACCGCCTACAGTATCTTGTTTTCGGTTCCGGCGGTGTTACGGTGTTCAACACTGACCGCTATGGCCTCGTATATGACAGAATGGGACTGACCGGCATTAACATCTTCTACAATCCCACACACTCCATCATTGCGAACCCTTTTATTAAGGGGTCCCCGTATTTGCAAATCGGGAAGCAATGCGAGATCATCAATTTGCAGCCCGACTACCGCGGCATGGTGGATATTGTCGCCTATTATGGGGACATGATGGCCCTAGCTGCCCAGACCATCCAGAGCAATTTAATCAATAGCCGCCTTGCCTACGTGTTTGCGGCAAGCAACAAAGCGGGCGCGGAATCTTTCAAAAAGATGTTCGACGCAATTATGCAGGGGGACCCCGCCGTATTTGTGGATTCTGCCTTGCTCAAGGCCCCCAAGAATGGCGCATCCAGTCAAGCCCCGTGGATGTATTTTGCAACTGACCTCAAAGGAAACTTTATTACTAACGAACTGCTATCCGCTCTTAAAACCATTAAAGCGCTGTTTGACACCGAAGTGGGCATTCCGAACACGAATACCAGCAAAAAAGAACGGATGCTCACCGATGAAGTCAACTCTAACAACGTCGAGACAGCTGCGAAGGCGTCGCTATGGTTGGACAGCTTGCAGCGCGGTTGTGAGCGGGTACACAAGCTGTTCGGAATTGACAAATCTACTTTATGGGTCGATTGGCGTTTTCCACCCGATACAGGGGCGCAGGAGGTGAACAACAATGCACTCAACGTTGAGCTTTAACGGCCTGTTGGAAGGATACCCGGAACTGTTCGACGACTTGAAAGTCCCGGACAGTGTATCTAAAGAAGCTGTCTGCAATCAATTACTATTTGATACACTGGAATTGGAGGTACTGTACGCGGACGGCCCCACAATGCGCCGAGCGCTGGGCGTCTATTCTGAAACCATGCTTCCGAGCTGGACCCGGTACGCGGCAGCCCTGGGCCTTAAATATGACGCTCTGACATCGGATGACCGAACCAGAACCGCCGATCATGCAGGGACCAGCGGGGGCACGATCAACCGCACAAACGGCGTGAAGGGAACGACGACCCGCACGCCGAACCTGACCACCACCGGCCAGAATAACGGCAGTGACAGCACCACCCGGGACGTTACGGGGTTCGACAGCGGGACATTGCAAACCGCGGAGAGGAGCACGACGGCCCTCGGTACTGGGAACACTATTACCAGCAGCGGTACGGACACGACCACCACCGATCAGACAACCACCGATAACAACACCTCGGAGTTGCACAACGGCTATAATGACACCGTGACCGAGAAGGGCCGGGCGGGACGAGACCCGCAGGACCTTATTGCCAAAGAGTTGACCATCGCAATGGAAAATGCCGTTCATAAAATCGTTACGGACATCCGGGCAAACTTTTGTTTGCTGGTATATTAAGGAGATGCAATAAAATGGGTATCATCAATCCTATTCACAAAGCACCCTACACCAATTTCCATGACCTCAATCTGGATTGGATTATTGAGACGCTGAACGAGTTTAATACCAAACTGACAAATTTTGTCAGCTTGGCCACGATCAAGTATGCGGACCCAATTCAGTGGAACATTACCAGCCAGTATGAAGCGAACACCGTGGTTGTGGACAGCAACGGCAACGCATATTTGTCTGTGCAGCCGGTGCCGTCCGGTGTTTCTCTGGACCGCACCGAGTACTGGACCAAAATCGGCAATTTTGACGAACTTTGGGCCGATGTGAAAAAAGCTATAACTCCCATTGATGAGGGCCACAGCCCCACCGCGACAGCTGTAAGAGCTGTTGACGACCTTGTTTGGGTAGACGGGTCCCTTGTACGTGTCACCAAAGCTATGGGCGAGGGCGACGCTTATGTGGCGGGGTCCAACTGCGTGAGCAGCTCCACCAATGAAGTGCTGCACTACCTGCTTACTACGTTTAATGAGCGATTGAACGCAGAGCAGACGGCCAGAGAGAACGCAGACAATGGCCTTCAGACGGCTATCAACGCCGAGACTACGGCCCGAGAGCACGCCTACACGAAGCTTCAGACGGCTATCAACGCCGAGACTACGGCCCGAGAGCACGCCGACACGCAGCTTCAGACGGCTATCAACGCCGAGACTACGGCCCGAGAGCACGCCGACACGCAGCTTCAGACGGCTATTGGTGCGGAGCAGACGGCCCGGGAGAGCGCAGACAACGACCTTCAGAACAGTATTGACCAGTTACAGCAGGATGTTAAAAAAGTCCTTGACTACGCTAACGTAAAAAACTACGGAGCCAAAGGCGACGGTACTACCGATGATACTATTGCGTTCTCGACGGCCATTGCGTCCGGTAAAGACCTGTTCATTCCTGATGGCGAGTATATCATCACGGGTGCAATCAATATCGGGTCGCCTCTGATGACAAGCGGTGCCATTGTTGCGGCGTCCGGTGTAATGCTTACTATCGGCAAACCTGTAGCCCCGTGCACCCTTCACTTCAGACAGAAAAATGGCGGCAAGTTCCAGGTCAGAGCAGGAGAGACAATCGCCGACTGGTATATTGACACCAGTATTGCGGATGTTTTCCGTGGGGGCTCGATTCAGACTTTTACAGGTACAATTAAATTTCCCTCGCCCGGCAGTTGGAGTACTGCTACTGGTGGACTTACCACCGATACAAAATATAAAATTGATGCACCTGTGAGAGTCGACAACCACACATCTTATGATTTTTGCAATAATGTTGTGAGTTTTGGCCCCAATGGCGTTATCAATATTACGGGCGACAGCGATACTTCTCATGTGGAGAGACTATCTATCCGCAACGCTACTTTTGTAGCTACCGCAGAAAATGTGCAGCAGTTTTTCAATGTGCAGTACGCCGAGCGCGTCACTATTGATAATATCCATTGTATAGGCGGCCGGAGAGTGGCACAATATGTCAATACAATCAATGCGTATACAGCTAACATTGTGCACGATACTTTTTATGTATCGTCAAACCCATATGTATCGTTTCTTTTGGACGAATCCAGCGGTGGTGCCGCAGGCATTAGTGGCAATGCATCCATCAGATTTTATAACTGCCTCAGTAGTTTTAACAATTTAACAGGCGACAGCGAGCAATTTATTCTTTACAATTCCAATGATATGCGCGATGTATACATCGACAGTTGTGAGTGCTCCCATGCAATGACGGCTATTTCTATTTCTACTCTAACCGTCGGTAATCCTGTGTGGAATATCTGGATTACAGGGTACATTGCCGATCAGTGCAACCGGGGATTGTATGCATTGAATTCCGGCAACAGCCAGATCAGCGTTGAGGGTTGCTATTTCAATGCAAGGGATATACTTGTTGAATTCAACAAGTCGTCCGGTGTTGTGAGTAACTGCCAGTTTATCGGTTCGCAGTCCTGTGTAGGAGTGAAACTGACAAGCGCTCGAGGGTGCGTTATTGATAACTGCCAATTTATCAATATCGATCAGTGCATTGTACTGACCCAATCCTCGGGGTGCCAGATTTCCAAAAACATGATTGAGCGCGGTACTAAATACGCGGATACTGATGCTATCTCTATTATCAATGGTAGTGTTGATAACAGAGTGTTTTTTAACTCGATTATGCCGGCTGGCCCTGATTTGTACTACGCTGCTGGAATGAAGTTTGATTCCAGCGGGCAGAGAAACATTATCGGAGGTAATGTAGTAGCAGGTACAGAACTGTCGAACCAGGAAAGCGACTTGCAGAAAATGGCGACAACTAACGTATAATTATATTGTATCTTGTGCCCACTCCCCTACCCTAAGGGGCGTGGGTACTATATTTTG